GCTACCAGTACTGCTTGTGTCATTTGTGGATACCCCGTTTCCAATGTTAATTTTACGGGGACGCATTTCTTCTGGAACTACTACCTTCAATTCTACGGCAAGGATTCCGTCCACAAGATCAGCTCCATGTACTTGAACGTACTCAGACAGCCTAAACGTACGCTTAAACTTCTTCGTAGAAATTCCACGATGAATGAAGTCTCGGCCTTTACTTACATGTTCGCCAGTGACGGCTAGAGTGCGATCTTTCACCTCAATGGTTAGTTCGTCTCGACTGAATCCTGCGACTGCAAGTTCAATAAGATAGTCGTGTTCGTCTATCCTAACGATATTGTGTGGTGGGTAGTGGTCATTTGCATGCCGAGCTACTCGATCCAATTCGTCGAAAAGATGGTCGAAACCAACAAAAGATGCACGTGGGAAAAGTTGCTTTACGCCTGTCATAGTTATCTCCTTTAATAAAGCAAGATTAATAATAGAGCCGGGACCATCCCGCACTCCACAGTTATTTATACATCGACTTATTTATTTCCGATGTTATATTTTGGACATAGCTCCCATTGATCTTTATCCTTAAAGGATATGATCTTTATCTGTCGTAACGGAGCTGTGTCCTTTGCTTCCTGCGCGTTAACCGGAGTAATAAGACCCCAGTCGCTAAGCAGTGTCACAATGGTGTTACGACGCTGGATGTCATTCTCTACTAGGTTGGATGGTTTACCGTCAAGAAGAAACAACTCCTTGAAGTGAACGATAAAGTACCGCCCTTGTTTATGTAGAATATGACATGATTGGTATAATTTGTTTTCTTTGCGGGAGGCTACCCCGATACGAGTTAATGTTTCCCTAACCTTTAAGAAATCATCTGGCTCGTTGAGAGTTATCTCTAGCATCATAGCCGGAGTCCACTCTACGGCTGTCTCATTATTTTCTTCCACCTTTATAGACCCTCAATCTCAATTCGTTAATCTGTTCATTACTTAGAAGGGTCAAGGCTTGGCGTGCCTTCTCATCGTTATAGCCATAATATTCTTTGACCGCTTCAACCGCTTCGGATTCTTCTGGTTTCAACCACTTGGAGAATCTTTTGCGTTTTCTAATTGTATTTATCAAAAAGTCAAATTGAAGCTTTGAGTCTAGATGGTGATACCGATTCATTTCATTAGCAAGGAGTACGGTATCATTAAAGTATGATAGACCACGGTTAACCATATAGCCATTATAGGCTTTTTCGGCCAAATCGTCTATCATTATATCCTTCTTGCTGTAGTTGATTGCGTTTAAGAATTCAAAGGGATTCATTACCAATGCCTCACGACACCTGCTATGATAAAGAAGCAGGTGATCCAATTAACGAATTGCAACAACATACGAAGATACAAACCAACCCTTGCGTGTTCCATAGTCAACACAGGTACCTTTGGTTCGTCCTCGTCATTGCGGCCGATATAGTAGTCTAGCGCTCTAGCTACAACCTTTTCCCAGATTCGGTATTCGATCATACCCACTCCGCTGAGGCCATGATCTCTGTCATACATGCTACGACGTTAAGTTCATGGTCTGCTACGAACGCATTCTTATACTGATAGTCAGCAAGAATAAGAACAACCTGAGGAATGGACTGCGGTTGCAGATATGTACTCATGCCATCGTAGATCTTACGAAAGATTGCTTGTGGCTCAGTGTCCATATTATCAACCACCCACTTACGCATACTCTTGAAATCCTTGTCCTTAAGAGACGTCATAAGTGAATTAATGTTATCCTCTGACAGATTAACAAGTACACCAGCATCAATACGACCAGAGACGGAGTATCGTTGACACTCGTTGATCACTCGACGCCAATCAGGAAAGTACCTTTCAACGAGAGCAGCTACTGCTTTTTGCTCAAAGGGAACTGCTTCCTTAGTAAGGATGTCAGTTAACCTGCCAAAAAAGTTAGCGGCAAGTTGTGGCTTTTGATCATTAGGGATACCAAACTCATAAACAGAACACCGTGAATGGAGCGGTTCGATTATTCTGTTCTTGAAGTTGCAGGTAAGAATAAAGCGGCAATTGTTCGAGAATTCTTCGATGAACGCACGGAGCGCTGGCTGGGTTGATTGCGGATTAAGGTAGTCTGCTTCGTCGAGGATGACGACTTTGTATCCGCCTTGGAGCGAAACAGTGCTGGCAAATTGTTTGATTTTTCCGCGTAGCGTATCAATGTTCCCCTCCTCAGATCCGTTGATTAAAATGTAGTCAAGTTCTAGTTCGTTGCACAATGCTTTGGCGACCGTCGTCTTGCCAACGCCTGCCGAACCAGAGAATAACATGTTAGGTAATTCGTTCTTCTCAACGATCTTACTGAATACCTCTTTAAGATCGGTTGGAAGAATACATTCAGATATAGTTTTTGGGCGATACTTTTCGACCCATAGGAAGTCATTTGACATTCACGTGCTCCATAATAAAAAATAAGGTGGCCTGCCCTGCAGGACTCGAACCTGCAACCCTCAGCTTAGAAGGCTGATGCTCTATCCAGTTGAGCTAAGGGCAGAGATGAAGAGGGAGGCCGAAGCCTCCCCCAAGGATTTAGCCAACATCTTTTGGCATTCGTCCCTGTTCTTCTTCAGTTGCTGGTGCTGCTTCTGGTGTAGCTTGCGCTGCGCCTTCTGCTTCACCCTCAGGGGCAGGTGGTTTATTCGCCTCAACGAATTTAACCAAGCGTCCACGAAGGACACCCACTGATTCCAATTCTGGACCCTCAAAGGCCCCACGTTTGGAACATACGTCGATCACTTGAACCATAGCGGCCAAGTCTTGGATACCCAGTGAAGGTGGTGCTTCCGCAGCCGCCTCCTGTTCTACTGCAGTATCTGCTGCTTGCTCTTCAGACATAATTTACTCCTATAAAAGTTTAGTCGACTAGAGTAGAGTATTTATCCACCAAAGGTAGATGATTTCTCAAGTGCAATCCAATATTCAACATCAGCTGACTGATTCTTGAAATGTGAGATCAACTTGCTTGAGATGGCAACATCGTAATCACCAGAGATAAGCTTAAAGTTACCAATGTTGAATACGAAATTGAATTGCTCAGAAGGTCGTGTAACATTTGCGACTTCTAGCTCAAAGGAGTTAGAGGTCGAGTCATTTACATCAGTGACCATAATCTTAGCATCGGTGCCACCTTCAGAACCAGTAACGACCACATCGCTAACACCAAGAGTTGATGCTGCTTTACGCAATGCGGAAAGGTCTTCACTGGTTAATGTAAAGGTGACCTCGGTGGACGGCATGACGATGTCCTTGGAAGGAGAAGTGAGAATGGACGGATCCGAGAAGAAGTATTTAACCGAACGCTTGCCTTCTGTAATGGATACAGAAGTCATACTGTCGTCGAACTTCAATTCTGGATTTTCGAACATGCTCGTCACACCGAGGAACTCGTTCAGATCGTAGATGCCAAACTCACGATCTGGGAATACTTCGGATACGGATGCCTTGGCAAGAATGTTCTTAGCCTCGGCCATAGTTTTAATCGTGCTTCCGGTTTTGAACACGATGTTAGAGTTAATGTTTGCAAAGTTCTTAAGAACTGCGGTCGTTTCACTTGAGAGATTCATCATTTAGTTTCCTTGGTTTCCTTAAGATGTTTTAGGTTCATTTCATTCCACTGCTGTGGAGTGATGTTATCGATTGAACTATTATTATACACCATTTTTGGTGAATTGTAAATAGCTTCATCAGTATAATTATCGGCTGCATAAGAAGTTTCCAACGTGTAACCAAAGTCAGTATTTTCTTGAGAAGGATCTGACTCCTGTTCTTCGTCATGAACATGAAGTGCGATCAACGCGTAATGTAGAACTTTCATAAGATCCTTTCGGTTCTTACCATCCTTCTTACCGTATCGTTGAACGTACTTTAGGCAATTGCCTAGGGCGAATCCTTCGCCATGACCGCAGTCAATAATAAACTCCGTTGACTGAAACTTATTCTTGGAGTAATGTCCATTATAAGTAGAGTCAATGTATGATTGAAGCTCCCCAATCAGAGCTCCTTCGTTGAACTTGTATTTAACCATTCAATGCATCCTCTAAAATATTATCAAGTTGTTCATTGGCTTCAGTAGTTACCTCTGAACTATCACCTACCGTTCCATCAACCTTACTATACAGATCCAAGAAGGCTTCCTTAGTATCCTGGTCGAAACGGTTTACACACAGCTCAATTGCCTTCTTACGATCATTAAAGATAGAAAAGGTTTGAACGATGTGGCATAGACGACGAGTCGAGATCAATTCATCGATGCCGTCGTCATCATATGTCTTACGAATGGTTTCAGACCACTGAGCCAACAACGTAGCAAACTCTTCGTCAGTAGCACCAAACTTATTCATATGATTAATGATGATGCGCTTTTCAGTCGCAAGAGTTGGATATGGTTGTTCCATAGTGATAGTGAAACGCTCAAGGAAAGCTTCATCAATGATCGTTGCCGCTACGAAGCGACCGTCATCAGAACCTTTACCTTTGGTGTTCGCTGTTGAAATAACGTTGAAACCTTTGGCAGGTTTAACAACTTGACCTGTCTTTTTAATCATAACAGGTTTGCCTTCAAGAACACCTTGCAGACACATGATCTTATTTGATCCACGGTCAATCTCGTCAATGAGAAGGATCGCACCTTGCTTCATTGCTTTGATGACTGGACCTTCTGAGAAAACAGTTTCACCGTTAACCAAACGGAAACCACCGATAAGATCATCCTCATCGGTCTCAGGAGTAATTTGTACACGGACGTATTGGCGATTGGTTTTAGCACAAGCCTGCTCAACCATCATAGTCTTACCGTTACCTGATAGTCCAGCGATGTAGACTGGGTAAAAGATACCAGACTTAATGATTGCCTCAATGTCCTTGTAGTGACCCCACTTTACGTATGTGAGATCAAGAGAAGGTACATAGACCTCGTCATTTAGAACTGATTGTACGGACGATGCCACTGAAACATTTTCCTTATGTTGTTCATCACGGAACGGTAAAATAACCGCTTCGAGATTATATATGCCACGTCTTACCTTAGGCATTGCGTGAGCAAGTTTATAACCTTCAGCCTTAGGGAACCCAAGGTTAGCAGCTGTGCTCATAAGTTCAGCTGGGGTAAATTCTGTCTTGTCAGATGAAACCAGCGATTTTACGATGGCTTCCTGTGCGAGTGTTAATGTAATCATAATGTATTCTCCTTCCATTTGATAGTACTATTATACACTATTTGGATGCAGATGTAAATAGCTAAATGCTATTTTTTTTCACTTTTTTTCATTTTTTTTCTGTCTTCCCACCATTGATCCACTTGCTTGTTATGTTCTTTCATACGATAAAACGAGCTAAATCCCATATGACGGTGAAACATTAGTTGTGGACCCTTAAGAACTTTGTCTATGGGTCCATCCTTAGTAACCTCAATTCCTTTATTGTTCCTCATGCCACCATTTGTGCAAACTGTGAAGCAAGGACGCGATTTCCTTTCTTACTGTTGGCGAACTTCTTAAAGGCTCGAGTGATCTCACCTTTGGTCGCGTTGTCGCGTATTTCAAAATCGTCGTTGTCCGTATTCAGAGTACGACGATCCGCTTTCACTACAAAAAATCTATCATAGCCTAGGGTATTATCGTATGAAGCAAACTTATGCTTGTTTAGCATTTTGCTAGCTTGACGGAATGAACTTTGGTCCCAGGATCCAGTTGCTCTGCTGATTGCTCTTGTGGAATCATAACGACGTTCTGCTAGGAAAAAGCCAATGTTTACGCATCCCAGCGAACGAAGATTGTCCGTTAGCTGAACCGTTAAGTTGTGGTTATTATATGCCTTAATGATCTTATTGTTTGTTGAGATCGCAATACCACGAGTATGAACACTAGCAGAGACATCTTCTTTGGTGTACATATGTTGAGCATCGCCGTCAGTAATGATAACATTAATGACACGTTGAACTGGATGACGGTTCTTAAACTGTTGAACGATGTGTGGCATAGCAACCAAAGACTCGTTCAATGGAGTACCGCCAAGTTGATCGTATTCTCCACAGAAGTTACCGTATGGCATACCGTAGCCACAAGTCTGCATAAACATTTGAAAGAATGCAGTATCATACTCAGATTTGTTCATGCTTGATGACATAAGGTTAAAGATACGAACATCACGGTGGTCGATATCGCCAGGAAGCAAAGTAGCTTCAGTCTCATGTCTTCCATTCGTAAAACCGTATACATCAAACGGAATGTTTACCTTCTTACAGAACGTTGACAGATTAAGTACTTGCTTAATCACTGATGACATAATACCGTGCATAGATCCTGAGTAATCAATCAGCATGATCATACCGTGTGACTTTGCATCGGCAAGTTTTGTAACACGGCTAAAGATA